ATACTTCTAGTATCTCATCAAAACCAGTATTTTGTTTTGGTTGTTGTAAATATATACTTGCATCCTTTGATGCGGTTACGAAATAAAACATTATACTACTCTCCCTCTTATATCTTTATTTGGAAACTTAACTTCAAATACAGATGGGTCTAAAGATGGATAAACCATTTTACCTTTAGTTGCATCTGATATATTATATGAATTCGAAGAATAGTTTCCTAAACATTTGTTAATGATTTCACATTTTGGTACTGATTGAACTCCCTCAACACCTGCAATTAATAACTCAACTTCAGAAATATTAATTGGCATATTAAATGTCCAATTATCTGTATTAAAATAATTTTTAAGTTCTGAAGTTACTCTTGTTAATACTTGTCTTTTATTATATCCACCATATACTCTTATCTCAAAATCAACTCCAACGTTTATAATAAATCCATTTATAATATTAACACCATCTGTAAGTAATCTATATTCACTTAAATATGTTTTTAGATTTTCTTTTACTGCTCTGTTTAATGTAGTTAAGTTTTTATTTGAATTATATCCAAGTACATATAAGTTAATTGCAAATGGATTATTTTTTTCACTAACTGAACTTTTCTTATTTGCAAGAAACTTAGTTACTTCATCTTTAACTTGTTGTTCTGTTAAATCTTTATCTCTTAAACTTTGAACTAAACTTGTAAATTCTTCTAAAGAATCTTGACTTGATAAAATAGAAGCAGGTGAATTTAAATCTAACTCACCATCTGGTGAACAATATGCTTTTGCTATTCCACCGAACTTAGGAGGTAATGATAATGCTCTTACTTGATAATCTTTTCTTGTTACCGCTCTGTTTTGTGAACCAAAGTTTGCTAGTGCATTTTCTCTAATCTCTTCAATCGTATCTGCACCCTTTCCACCAGTTGCTGGTTCTTCGTTATCACACGCTACTGAATTTTGAACTTCTCTATATGCTGATTGTTCAGCAGTTGTAAAGAATGATGTATCTTCATCAAACTCTATACTATCTATTCTAGTAATAGTTCCTGATTTAACATTTGATGCAACACCTCCACCTACTAAGTAACTTACTGTTAGTGTTGTGTTAGATGGTGCTTGTCCATATGATTTTGTTTTTAAGAAATTAGATGGGTCAAATGATGCACCCAATCTATCTATTGAGTTGTTTAATCCCAATCCTACATTTTTAAAATTAGGAATTAGTGTTTCATCATTGGTTTGATTTCCTCCACCAAATACAATAGTTGTTGAGTTATCTTCATTTATTCTTGTAGTAAATCTTCTTGAAGTTTTAATTACTTTAAGAATATTAGGAACTGAATCTTTAAATTGTAATAAATCCTTATCAGTTTGTTCTGATGTTGCATAATCAACATAAACCATTTCTTGTGCAAGATAAGGAACTTTGTACCATCTGTTACCATTTGAATCTCTTACATCGTAAATATCAATTATGTTATCTTCTGCTAAATCTATTTTTGAAAACTGTTGTGGTGTTCCAAATGATACATCAACTGTTCTTAATTCAGCTGATATTGCATTTACAAATTTCTTTACAAGATATTTTGTTGGTTGATTTAAACCATCAGTTTCATATACTGTTATTTCTCTATCATCCTCTACATTAAAATCTACTAACTCAGTAGTTCTGAATGATGTTCCTTCAGTACTTTCTACTACCATTCCTTCTTTAATTCTTAAGTAGTATTTTGAATCAGGTCTTATTGTATCTCCACTACCAATTTTTGGTACTAATTGATAAACTGCTAATTTAGTAATTGCAGGTGAAGTTACTTTTGGTTTATATCCTAAGTATTCTGATAATGCTAATACGTTTTTCTTATCTTCCGCATATAACATGAATGATTCTTTTAATGAATCATCTACATAATAAGATAAAACATCTCCAACATAAGATGCCATCTCGATAAACATCATACCAGGAGAAGATTCATTAAAATCAGTATATGTTTTTGGGAAATATGTTTTTGCATACTCAATTAGATTTTCTCTGAATGCAGAAAAATCTTTATTAAGATACTTTATATCTCTACCTTGATTACTCTTTCTTGTTACACTATTTAATGCCATATCTTATTTATCCCCTAACTGTAAATGTTATTTCTTGTAAATCTATTTGATTACCTACTGTAAACGATACTGATACATCTGCTCTATTATTATCCTTCATCTCATCGGTCATTTTTACATCAATCTCATCTATATTAATATATGGTAACCAAAACTTAACACTACTTGTAATTACCTTTTCTATATTTTCAGCCAATAAATCGGTGTTCTGTTCAAATAATAATGATTTTAAACCAGTACCAAAATTTGGTTGTAATATTCTTTCACCTTTTGAAGTTAATAACAAATTCTTTAAATTTGATTTTGCTTGTTCAAATGATGAAAATGCTTGTGCAAACATTCCTGTTTCACCTCGTTGTACAGGTAAAGTAATACCATATGCAAAGTCGTTAAACTCTTCAGTATCTTTTACTACTTTTTTATCAAGAATATATGCCACAATTTACTCCTTATCTTTTAAACTTTTTAACAAGTTCTGAATTATCTCTATTTAAAATTCTATCTAAACCAGGTAATCCTGTTTTTACTCCTAAACCAGTTTTATTTGGTTGTTGTCTTACTTCACCATAACCCATCTTTTGTGCCATCTGAGCTTTCATACCTTCAATACCTGCACCTGCTCCTTGAGATGTAAAACTAACTGTTTTATCCATACTCTCATTTACAGGTTGTTGAAATTTATCTAATACAGATGCTCCACCACCTGGTGTTGCACTTCTTTGTTCTTTTGTAAATGGTTTTGTATTATTCAAAACTTCATTGATAACAGCATTCTTAGTGAATTGTTTTTTCGGTGTCTGTCTTTGTTCCTGTAATGCAAGTTCTGCTTGTTCAAATGGGTCTACCTCATTCGTTAATTGTGGAACTTGCGTAGAGGGAACGCTGACTACACCTCCCTTCACCTCTGCTAATCGTTTCTTGACTTCTTCATCTAAAATCTTAGGAAATGTTTTAGATAAAAATTGTGCTTGTTTTTTGGCAACCTCGGCCTCTACAAGTGTCTTTATTACTTTTATTAATTGTTTGTTGTTCATTTTGAAATCTGTTTATCTTAATATAAATATATGTTCTTTAATTTTATGGTTATGGAACTGAATATCCTGTAAATGGTAATATTGATGGGTTTTTAGAAACAGGAACACCAGGATATAATGACTCTAAAATATAAGTTCCTGCAATAGTTGTAAGATGTACTTGCATTGATGGTATTAATAAATCTAAAAAAACCTCGGCATCATCAAGTGGTGGAGTTGGACCTATCGGTTTCCATACACCCGCATTACTTATTGGTGCAGTTGTTGTTGAAATATTTAGAAACGCAGGTGGTGTAGTAGCTAATGGTGGAATTGATTTTGATAATTCTGCACCTACCCAATATCCTTTTACAACTGCCTCTCCAATATCATCTATAAATGCATGATTACCTTCCTTTATATTTAGAGCCTTTACACACGCTAATTTTAAAAGAGTTTCCATTAAATCAGTATTACCTACTTGTAAAGGTACTTTACCAAATATACCAGGTTGTTGAAATCCTCTTTTAATACAATTATCATATTCACTAGTTAGTTTTTTTGCAAAATCATCATATGAGTCTACTTCATTAGATATTTTTACAGTTTTATTTTCTCGTGTAATCTGGTCAGATGTTGGAGAAGTTGGATTTAAAGGGTCAATTACAAGTCCAGCAACTGCTCTCCATGTGGTACTATTAACTGATGGTTTACCTGTTTCTATATCATTATCTGGTGTAGAGATATGAGTTTTAGTTGTAGCTTTCCAATCAGTACCACTATCGTTTACAATATCACCATTGTAATATCGTAAATCTGGTCTCCATGCCGGTACACCAAGTTTAGTTGAAGATACTTGTACAGTAGTTTCTCTCTGCATGAAAGATAACATATTTTGTTTGAATATCTTGAAAGACATATATTACTCCGTATAGTTAAGAGTTGATAAGAATGTTTCTAACTTAGATTTTATTTTATTAAAATCACCTCTATTGTTTGGTCCTGGTGCAGTTGGTCCAGCTGGTGTTGAAAACACTTGTGCATTTATTGCATCAATTAGGTCACCCATTAAATCAACTAAAACCTGTCCTCTTACTAAAGGTTCTGTATTTTCTTCTGTGTTAAGATATATTTCACCTGCACCTGCTAGTATTTTTACATCATTATCGTTAGTAGTAACTAATACATCCCCATTGAAATCCATTTCAGCACCATCTAATCCATTATCTATTGTAAGTTTACCATCTGATATAAAAGAGTAATTTCCCTTTGAGTAAAATAACATTTCGGAATCTTTTGATGATAGTATTATTCTACCACTATTAATTAGTGCTTGGTCTGTTCCCTTTAGTTCAGGTTCTTCTGCATATATTGGTTCTGTTTCTAATGGTGTATCAACTGTACCTGGTGTGAAGTTTATTAATTTATCTGGACTAGTTAAAGCGATAATCGAACCATCATCAACAAAGTTTTCTTCAACAATATCTCCAATCTTTAAATCATTTAGAGATTTACTTCCTTGTCTATTTCGTATTACAATACTAGGAGCAAATGCATTATCTGTATTGTTATATCCACTAAAACGAATTGATTGTCCAAATCTACTTTGTATTACTTTATCACCCTCGTATAATTTTAAATGATTTATTTTTTCTTTTGAAAAATATTCTCCGAAGTCTGCATTATCAGTTGAACTTTTATTTTCTTTTCTTGTAGTTCCTGTTTGAGAAGTTTGTGAATAATTTTTACTGTTTCCACTTCCAGCTTCATCTTCGTTAAAATATCTTGATTGTGCATTTACTTTAGCATTACCAGTATTTAAGTTTGCTGAAATAAGTCTTCTGTAATATACACTACCTGTATCGGATTCTACAAGTTCTACTATTTCTCCTTTAATTGGTAAATCTAAAAAAGAATAATCATATGGTTGATAATATATTAAAGATTCTGTTTTTGTAGAGATATCATTTAGTTTTCTTATTTTAGCAGAACCAATCATACTGAAGTTTCTATCTGTTTGGTCTTCTCCAGCATCTATTATATCACTTATTGCCTCAGAACTTTCATCTAAGATTATATCCATTACCAAACCAAGTCCGATGTTTTTATTCTCACTTCGTCTGTTTCGGTTTATTGATTGTGCAAGTATCCTTCTACTCATCGGTATCTACCTTCTGTTTTAATTCTTCAACTTCGTTAGTTAAATCCTCAATTTTTTCTTTTTCATTTGTTATTTCAAACGCAGTATCTTCTAATTGTTGAAGAAGTTGTTCTTTCTCCTTATCACTAAGGAATCCTGTATCACCATCTACTTTTTCTTTTGATGCCACCATTCTTTGTGCAATAGCTGCCATCTTAAGTAATGATTCATCGTTTCTAACTGAAGTATCAACTAAATCTTTTATGATTGGACCAATCACTGCCATATCACCAGAATGTCTAATTACTTTCTTCATTTCAGCAATTAGTTCTGAAATCTTCTGTTTCTTGTTTTGCTGATTATCATAGATGTTTTTAAACAATCCACTTAGATTCTTACCAGGAAATAATTCAAAATTTGTACTCATGATTATACCATATTAGTTGTATATAAATATAGTAAACGAAAAAACCTCACTTTTTACGGTGAGGTTTAATCTTTAACGCGTTGTTAGAATTACTTCTAATTCTTACTTCTTAATAATGTGGTAAAGAACAAAAGCACCTACAAGTCCTAATAGACCCTCAGCACTCAAACTTCCTAAAATCGCCATAATATTATCAACTACTGATACTTCTGGCCAAAATGGGATGTCTGCACCTTTGAATAGTACTTCAAATACTACTCCTAAAGCGATGATGCTAATACCGATTTTTGTTAGTTCATCAGCCCAATTGCCGATTTTTTTCAAAAATTCCATATTGTTTCTCCTCTTGTTTTAATTAATGTTAATAACTTTTCCATCGTGCAAAACATTGGGATATCCACTAATAACTATGGTATATATGATAGAAAAAATTTCAATATATATTGAAACACCAATTAGAGAAGTGTATTGGGGGTTTATATATTTATGTACAAAAAAACCCAACCTAAATTCGTTGGGTTTCTATTCCTAGCCACTTTATTCTACGACAAGGGTTCTTTAGAATAAATAGTAAAATAATTACTTAAAGTATCTTTTTTTTGACAACAAATTTATCAAGTATCAAAGTATCCATCTCACAATTTAAAAAAGTTTTAATTGCATCTTCTGGTGTAAGAACCATTGTTTGGTCTTTTAGATTAAATGAAGTATTAATAACAATAGGATATTTGTTTCGTATCTTTAATTGTGTTAATAAATCATATACGTGTCTGTGTCTGTTTCTGTTTAGGGTTTGTATTCTTGCTGAACCATCAACATGAGTTATAGAAGGTAGGTCTCTTCTATGTTCTTGCTTCACTTTTACAACCTGATTCATATATGGAACTTTAATATCATAATCAAAGTATTCCTTAAAAGATTCTTCTTGTACAATTGGTGCGAATGGTCTAAACCCTTCTCTCTTTTTAATCATACGATTCAATCTTGATTTCATTTGAGGGTCTCTTGGGTTTGCGAATATAGAACGATTACCTAGTGCTCTTGCACCAAACTCACTTCTACCTTGAAACCATCCAATGATATTCCCATCAGTAATTTCATCTGCTACTATCTCTACTATTTGTTCATATAGTTTTGCTTCGAAGTAAACATCATCATCATATTTTAAAAGCATTTTTTCAATTTCAACTCTACTATATTCTGGTCCTAGGAATGGACTTGTATTTACTTTTCTAGGTTCATCATTTTCCTTATAATAATATTCTAAAGCACAACCAACAGCAGAACCTGCATCTGATGGTGCTGGTGGAATCCATATATTTTTATAAGGAGTTTTATCTAATATCTTTCCATTAGCAGTTCCATTATAAGCACACCCACCACTTAAACAAATATTTTCTGTTGGGTTTTCTTTGTATAATTTATTTAATAACCTAAAAAATAAAAGTTCATATACTGTTTGTAGTGTTGCAGCTAAATCTTTATGGTGTTCTTCTAATGGTTCTTCTGGTAATCTATTTGTGATTCCAAAAAGTTCTCCAAGGTTTTCATTAAACATAATCTTATCAGAATAATCATATGTAAAATATTTCATGTTTAATTCAAAACCACCATCTTCATTTAGATTATATAAACTTTTAAACTTATCTAAATAGATACTAGAATTTCCATATGGTGCTAATCCCATTACTTTATATTCACCTTCATTTGGTTTGAATCCTAAGAAAGCAGTCATGGTTGAATACAACATTCCTAATGAGTGTGGAAAGTTTATACTTCTAATATTTTGTATTTTGTTTTTATTTCCTTTAGCTAATACTGTTGTTTCCCATTCACCTACACCATCAATTGATAATATATTTGCTTCTTCGAATGGAGATGTTAAATAAGAATAGTTTATGTGAGAATTGTGATGGTCTGAAAATACTATTTTTGTATCTTTACCTGTAATACTATTTAAAGTGATATTAAGTTTATCGTATTCTTTTTTATTTCTTTTTATGATTCTTCTTCTAGTAAAGTAATTCCATAACCAATGACCTCTTTTGGTAGTTTGTTCTATTCTATCTAATTTTCGTTTTGGATTCTCATAAAAACAGATTGCCTCTACATCATCTTTTTGTACTTTATTTTTAGCATATAAGTGAGCTATTGATTTTATAGGAAAAGAATTATCATGTTTTATTCCTGTAAATCTTTCTTCTTCACACGCACCCAATACTCTCCCATCTTTAATTAAACAGGCAGCTGAATCGTGATAACCGCAACTTATTCCTAAAATATAACCTTTACTCATTTACAAATATTCATTATCTAAATATGGATTTTCTTCTTCTTTTTCTTTTGGTTCCCAGAAAGGTGTTCTTTTGTTGAGAAGTAATTCACCATGTTCTAAGTAATCATTAAGTAATTTTTTCTGGTGTTTTTTCATAACATTTACAACCTTGGTAATATAGTGTGTTTTGTAATCAGTCATTTCTCTGATTAAAAGGTATAAATGTTTTTTGTTAAAATTTTCTATATGTTCACTTCTTCTGAATAGTTCAAGTATAGCATCTGCTATCTGTAAATCTCTTTTTTTAGAAAATACAAAATTTAAATTATCATCCCAATACTTTAACATTATATTTTTAAATTCTTTGAACTCATCATTTTCTTCAGTTTCAAAAAAATCATTTTGTGGATTCCAAGTTGGTGGCATTGCTGATAAGAGTGAATTTTGTTTCCATCTTTTATAGTTACCATTGTTTTTTAAAATTAAATGGTTTTTTGCAATAATAGTAAAATAAGAAAATGCTCTACCCTTACCTTCTTTAAACATATGTATTTTTTCTACCATTGTAGAAACTACTTCAGTTTGTACATCTTTTTTAGATACATCAAAATATGAAAACTTAAATGTATTCATAACATTTTCTGCAAGTTTTTCGAATGGGAATTTTATTCTTTCTTCATATATTTTAGACCTTTCTTTAGGGTCTTTACATTTGTTGTACTCTATGATTGCTTCCTGAGCAGGTGTTCCAAAATAAATTTTGGATTTTTTTCTTCTTTTTCTAGGCATATTATAATTCGTTATTTAAGTTTTCTACTACTTTTTTTAATTCTTGGAAAGTAACACCCACTTCATCATCCTTCTCAAATACTTGTCTGTTATCAAGTTCTCTCATTTTATCAAGAGCAGTTCCAACAGATTCTATTGTATTATTGGTAGTTTCAACCAATCTATCTTCAAGTTGTTCATTTTGTCTTAGAAGGTTTCTTACACCTATCAATAAGATAATATTCAGTATTACTGAAACCCCTATAATGATATTATAGGTTGTAAAATATTCTAACATATTAATTTATTTTTATTCTGTATCCGCTAAATTTGGTTAAGTACGAAGTTAGTTTTGTACCATTACCATCTTTAAATTGTTTTCCTTTTTTAAAGTATCTTTTTACATTACCAGGTCCAGCAAGGTGTGCCGCTGCTAATATACCACTTTCTGTGATTTCTGTTCCATCAACTACAATACCCGAATATTCATCAATATAAGATTGTAAAATCTTTTTATTGTGTGAAAGTAAATCTAACATTGCCATTTCTTGTATGTGTGGTGAGTTTAAGAATTCTTTTTTTGATACATCGTAACCAAGATTCTTTAATGTTCTTTTACCGAATTGGTATTTTCCCATATATCCCCAACCATTAACTACATCGTATCTGTTTGAGGATTCTCTCATTCCTATTGAATTTAGAAACATCTCTGTTTCGTTTATTTCGATTGAAACTGGTTCTAGTTTTATTTCAATCATTTCAACTGGTTTACTCTCTAATTTATCGAGAGGAGTTACTTTAGGTGATAACATACTTGTTGTAAATCCGACTAAAGTAAGTGTAGCTAACATTGAGATTGCTACTGTTAATATTTTCTTTTTCATAAGGTTTCCCCTTTGATTTACTATGTAAATATACGAAAAAAATTTGATATAAACAAGTCTTTTTGATGTTTTTTTTAACAGTCTCCCATTGGACCGTAATACATACTGTTTACGATTTCATCGTCAGTATCGTATTCTACATCTTTTTCTGAGGTTTTTTCAAATCCAGCTATAATATTGTTTGCTTGATTGATATTAGAATCTAGTTTAAATTCAAGTTCTTTTTCTGTAATGATATCTTTCTCTAATATAACTTCAATTAAAGTTTGAATAATTATATTTTGATTAATCAATATATCATTAAGCTTTTTTATTTGCATTTTTTTTGATATTAAGCTCATCTAATAGTTCTTTTAATTCGTTTTTATCTTCATTACCATAAACCAAATCACCGAATGATTTCTTAATACTCTTATTACCATAACCCATGGCGGATGCCATCCTTACACAAACAACCTTGTATTCATTAATATCCATATCATCTGGCACATCAAATTCTATTCTTGATGCCTCTCTGTTTAGGTCTACAAAGGCTTTGTCTGTATATGTAAATATAAGTTTACCCATCTTTTCGTTTAATTATAAGATTTCTGCTCCACTCTTCAACAATGGTTCAGCCTTCTTGTATTTCATAAATTCGGTATCTCCATTCGATAATTTAACCATTACCCTTTCGTTTCTACCATACTTTTTTTCTCGTACAATTGTTTGTGTATATTTTCTTGAAGAATCTGTTATAAGGATTCCATTAAGGTGGTCTATCTCATGTTGAGCACAAACACACTCTAGTAGTCCTTCATCAGAATAAAAATCTTCTGAAGTTTCCCATGTTTCCCCTTCTTTTTTGTCAGATGAAAATATAACTGTTCCTAAGTTGTCACATTCAACTGTAAATGATTTATGTCTTAGTGTTTTAACTGGTTTACGCATTGTTTTTTCTAAAGATAAACATTGTTCAATATATACAACAGTTTCTTTAGAAACTTCTGTAACCCTTGGGTTAACTAATATCAATGGTTCTTTTACATTTATTAAACACACTCTATCTGTTAATCCTATTTGATTTGCAGATAATCCTAACCCACCATGTTTTTCTAATTCTTTTTTTAATTTATCAGAAATAGTATCAACCTCTTGTTGAGATAATGGTTTTGGTAAGATTGGTGTTTTTAGTTTACTTGAATCTTTAATTAACGTCATCGAATAAATTTAATTGTTTTGTTACTAATTTTTTAGTTGTGTAATCACCACCAAAAGGTCTTTCGTAAATTGTTGCACCTTTATCTGGTGATTCATAAATTTTTATATCTTTATACTTTTCAAAATACTTTTGATTTTTTAAATATAAATCTCTTACTTTTTTTCCTAACTCCATATCATTAGGATAATCTTTTACTAACTGTTCTATGTTCATAATTTTACTCCGCTATGTTTAAATATTTTTCTAATAACCACGATGAAGATTGAATCTTTTTACCTAATCCCCATACACTATCTATACCATAACTATTACAAACATCATTTTCTGGTGTTGTGGTCTCTGTTCTATCACCTCCATTACCAAACGCCATTACTCCTTCTTCCCAACCATCATTCTCATTTGTAAATTTCTTTTTTGCGTGGTCAATGAAATCAATTGCTGTATTATCTCCATGTATGAGTGGATTCATTATATACGCATAATCCACATCTTTAAGGTTTTCCATTATGAACTTTCTCTCATCTTCTTTCATAAATTGTTTTCCTTTTTTTCTAAACAACCAACTATCGTTGTTTAATCCTATCCAAACTTCATCTGCTAACTTTTTAGCATTTTGGATACATTCTATATGTCCTTTGTGGACTGGGTCAAATCCACCACTAATTAATATTACTTTATATTTTTTTGCCATTATAAACTATTTGTTATACAAATATACGAAAATTATTTTACAATTCCAAATTTATTTCCAAGAAAATCCTGCACCCATGTGTCCAAACGCAGCTGAATCACCAAATATTGGTTTTCTGAGTTCTAAGAAATCAATAATTCCTTTAGGTGATAAATCATATCCTTTGATAAATTCGTGTTCTCCATCAACGATTGCAGTTGCTTGTAGAGGTTTATCATATCCAATTGCATATGCTAATTGTACAGTAACTTCTTGTACTGTTTTTCTTTCTTCTAAGATATCTACTGCGATTCTTCTTGCCATATAAGCT